ACAGTCTTTCTAATATTGTTAAAGAAGAATTCTATGATAAACCTGATGGCGGTAAAGCAATGGGTTTGCAGGCCAGATCTCAGGGTTATTTCTTGCAGAAACTTGTGAATCATCTTCATAAGGAAAAGAACATTATGTTGTTTGTCGCTCACCAAACGGTCGATCTGAGCGGTATGTATGCTGTTATGAAGGCCAAGATGGGTAATACGGTTCATCATAATATGCACAACATTATCAAGTTGTTCTTGTCCATGTCGCAAAAAGAGATGGAGCGTGAGGATCGTACAAATAAGATTACGAGTCAGCGTGCTACGTGGACTATTGAGAAAACTAAGCAGTTGCCTACGATTGGTACGCAGGGTTATTACTATGTTCTTCCTCAGGAGGGGCGTATTGATGTTGAGCGTGAGTTAATTGAGATGGCGGTGGAGAATGATATTATTCAGCGTCGTGGTGCATGGTATTCTTATGGTGAGCAGAAGTGGAACGGTACTAGTAATATTGAGTTGACTTCTGATCAGGCAGAAGATATTTATAAGCAACTTGTTAGTTAAAGGAGGATTGTGAAAAGGGACGAGAATCAAGAAGCGAAGAGGGATAAGGCTAAGCCTGTTAAGAATTCTGGTCGGGGGTTCAGAAAGGGTGATGCTACTTTTCATAGATTTTTGTTAGATTACAAGCATAATGGTAGTACTTTTACTTTGAGTCGTACTGCTTGGATTAAACATCGTAAAGATGCTTGGAGAAGCCAGTATAGGTATCCTTGTATTTCAGTTGTTTTAGGCAACGACTCTGATACCAAGGTTGCTATAATTGATTGGGAAGTGTTTAAGGAACTGATCCGTGACTCCGATTACGAATGAAGAGTTGTATGAGACAGCATTTTATTATGTTGTTGGTGTGATAAGTGGTATGCCTTATTATGAGGATATTCCTGAAGAAGAGATAGTTTATGGGTTTTTGCAACGAGCAGAGGACATAATTATAGAGCGTAAATATAATTATGAAGAAGATTGAGAAGCACGGAATACTTGGATGGTTCGCTACTGCTGTAGTTGTTATCGCTTATGACTATTGGGCGATGTCTAGTCGTCATCAAACGATGTCTACGGCATTTAAGAACGGTTTGTTTAGGAAAACCACCTCTGTACCGACTTTTGTTGGTTGGGCTGTGCTAACATGGCATCTATTCCATCCGCCGTCCCTTAGGAAGACGGATTTGTTTTCAATCATATTAGATAGGAAAAATAATTGAACTTTTACATTGATATTGACAAGATTGCTGAGATGATGGGCGATCAGGCGGAAGAGTTTGTTGAGTGTATGAAGATTGTTCAAGATATTATTGAACGTCCAGATCATTATGTTGGTGGTCAAGCAATACGTTATGCTAATCAACTTGCCGCTTACCGGACTACGATGATTATTAAGTCTCAGATTTATAAGCGCAGGTCTACAATGATGGATGCTGATGACAAGTTTACAAATGATATTTGGAAAACAATGTATGAAGCTTTGGGTGAAAATATTAACGTTTTGAAACTATCTGCAAGGAATGGTGTGCAATGAAATCGTTAGGTGCTCTTCGTGGTGGTCAGCCTGAGAAGAAGGCTGTCGTTGAGTCTGAGCCTTTGACTGGTAACCAGTTGGAGGATCTTTTAATAGAAAAGATTGATCAGCATTTACAGGAACGTAATGAGCCTGTGTATAAGAAGGTGGATTACTTCCGTCCTAGTTCAACTAATCAGTGTGCTAGGTATTGGTGGTATATGTTTGACGGCGTAGAGTATACACCTTCGTTTAGTCCTCAGACGTATCGTATTTTTGATAATGGTCACAGGGTTCATGATCGTTTGTATGAGTATTTTAGGGGTCTCGGAATTCTTGTTGAAGAGGAATTTCCTGTTAGTAACGATGATCCTCCTATTCAGGGTACAGCGGATGGGATTATTGATTTAGATGGTCATAAACTTATTGAGTTGAAGTCTATTTCTGCCGAAGGGTTCCAGTATAGGCAGTTATCTCATAAGCCTTCAGATGATCATATTCGTCAGGCTAATCTTTACATGCATTGTTTGAATTTAGATAGTGGATTTGTTATTTATGAAAACAAAAATAATCAACAAATTTTACCTATCTATATCGAACGTGACGACGTTTTTCTTGATAAACTGTTTAAGAAGTATAGAAAAATATATAAGGCTGTTGAAGATGGTGTAAAGCCTGATCGCCCTTATAAGCGTACTTCGAAGCACTGTGCAAGGTGTGACCTTGCTGATTTGTGCTGGTCGGAGAAAGAGATTGAGCAGGAGTACGAACCATTTTGATCCCATTCCTTGTAAGAATGAGGAGTGCAAAAAAGTCTTCACACCCAAAACGTATAACGCGATCTTTTGTTCCTCGGATTGCAGGAGAGTTGTCACAAACAAAAGACTGCTTGATAACTACTACAAGAACAAAGACAAGAAGAACAGAAAAAGGGTTTGTGAAACAAACAAGTGTGACACAATTCTTTCTTCTTACAATAAAGAAGATATTTGCGAAAGATGTAAAAGAGAAAGATACATAGCAAGACTTGTCTCTTGGGGCTGGGATGAACAGGGGCTGAGAGATGAGTTTAGGTAAACTTTTAAATTCTGTAAAATCTAAAAGGGTGATTGCTATTGATCCTTCGTCCCATTCGCTTGCATGGTGTGTGTTTGATATTGATGGCAGTACGTTTAACATTGTTGACACTGGGAAAATTGATTTTAGGGATAAGAAAGAAATTTCTAATAAGTTGTCTGTGATTAGAAGAGGTCTTTACAATGTTTGGGAGGACTACTCATTTAGACATGCGGCCATTGAGCAATCCGTCTATATTCAGAACTTTCAATCTAGTCGGATCATTTCTTACATTATTGGTTATAGTTGGGGTGTATTGGATGAGTATTGTGATAGCGTTGTTGATATCAACCCTCTTATCTGGAAAAATAAAATTGGATATAAGAATGTTTCAAAAGAAGACAAGGCTAAAATCGAACAACAGTTCGGTTCTAAGGGTTTACAGAAACGGTTGACTCAGGAACGCAAAGATCGTGTGAGAAGAATTATTGACGATTTTTGTGGTGGGGCTACCGAAGATGAAGATATAAACGACGCAATCGGTATTGCGCTATGGTATTATATTGAATATGGCAATGGAGCCTTACAAAGATAAGCAATGGTTGTACGACATGTATGTCAAACGCCGGATGAATCTTACCGATATCTGTAAAAAGTTGAAAGACTCTTACAATATCGAAGTCACCCCTCAGGCTGTTTACAACTGGGTTGCTCGTCATGACTTGTTAAAGTATCGTGGTAAGGGTCGTAGTTTGGGTAAGACAAGTATGCGTCGTCCTAAGTCTCCCATGCAAGAGCAAGTTGAAAGAAAGCGTCGTGAGATGCGTAAGATGAATCAAATTAAGAAGAAAGGCATGGGTAGGTGAGGAAGTCTGTCACTACTAAAGATATAACAACTTTTGCTAAGTTGGATATGATTTATAATCAGGTTAGGATGCTGGAGGCTCAACAGAATGAGACTGAGTATAAGTGTCTTGGTTCTGGTCAATGTTGCACTATTGGTTTAACCATCCATATGGCCGAGTGTGCAAATATTGCTTTTAAGTTAAGGCAGCAATATTATTTGTATCTTGAAGATCAAGGTCGTGAGTTTGCTGATATGTGGATGGATGGTGTTGTTGCTTCTTTGAGAGAGGCCATGTTTGATGAGACATGGCAGGTTGGTGGTGAGACAAAGCGTAAGTGTGTATTCTTTAAAGATGGCTGTACAATCTATGGTTTTAGACCTATGATTTGTCGTACTTTTGGGACGATTACGACGGTCGATGATTATTGTCCGAGGATTAGGAATGCTCATGGCAATATTGATTATTATTCTGGTCCTGCTGTTAAGAAAATTGTCCAGTCATTTCAGGATTTACTGAAGGAGTACACAGAAAGTAAAGACTCAGGGTATGACATGGTTGTGTATATGCCTTTGGGTGTTCTTTCTTTTCTTTTGAATGATGACGAATTGAAGGAACTGGAGCGGATGACGGATGAAAAGTTTTGGAAGGCTGTGGATGGATGGTTCAATTACAGAGTCCATTACGTTAAAGAGCATGGTCACGGGTATGATTACCTTAATGAGCAGGCTGTCTCTATTGGTAAAAAGTTAGTATTTGATAGAGAAATAATTTAGAGAAAACTTTCCAAACTCCTGAAAACGGAGAGAATATCGGCTAAGATTCCTTTGCTGAACTTTTGATCCAACTTTTTTTGAAGGGGGGTGAATGTGGAAATTAAGCGTATTGAGGAAACTCTTCAAAAGGTTTCTGATGTAGGCGACTATACTTTATATAGGGTAGTTGAAGATGATGAGGAACTTGTACTGGAGAGCGTTGTCGAAGAGCAAGGCTGACGGTTACGGTTATGCATCATACAGGATATCCTCCGGTCTCAGGGGCGCTGGTCTACCAGTTCTTGAGCCGGAGGATTTTCTTGGTTCTGGGGAGTCTGTTAGTAGTGTTTTTGTTTCTATGAGTGAAGGTTTGCAGTTTATCCCTGATGTTCCTGCTTGTGGTGAAGATATTCTTGTAAATAATTGTTTGCCTAATGATTTTAAGTTAGGCGATTGCTATAATATTGGTTTTAGTTATTGGGAGACTGATACTTTGCCTTCTTGGTGGAGAAAGCCTCTAAATGATTGTGATGAGATATGGACGACTTCTAAGTGGGCTGAGGGTGTTTTTAAAGAAAACACGGGTCATGAAAATGTTCATGGTTTTAGGTTGGGTATAGAGTCTGATATCTTCTATAGTTCTGATAGTGTTCCTGATGGTCATTTTACGTTTCTTCATGTCGGTAGCCCGTCAAGTCGTAAGAACACTCAGATGGCCGTAGACGCTTTTATGAGGACGTATGGGCATCTGAAGGACTATCGGCTTGTTGTGAAGTCTCTGGGGCCTCCAGACGCTCGTATACGGGATTCTGGGATGAATCACGGGGCGATTGCGAATCATGATCGGATTCATGTTATTGATTACGAGATTTCTGAGGACGAGTTGGCTGATCTTTATCGTTCTGCTCATTGTTTACTTTACCCGACTATGGGTGAAGGTTGGGGAATGATTCCGTTTGATGCGATTGCTTGTGGAACTCCAACTATTTGTACTAATGCTACTTCTTGCACAGAGTATGCTCACCTTTCGGTTCCTTTAGATTATGAGTGGTCTTCTGAAGGTACGAGTGGTATATATTTGGGTGGTAAGTGGGCTAAGCCTAGTATGGATGATTTTGTTGATAAGATGCATTACGTTGTGAATAATTATGAAGAAGTTAAGCAGCACACTTTAAAAGGTGCTACAATTATTCATAAGGAATATTCTTGGAATTCGGTTGTTCAAGAGTATAAAGATCGCCTATGTCAGATTTAGAACCAGTTAAACCTAAGACTGTTATGGATGAAATGAGGGATGTCCAAGAGGCTGGAATTCTTCATGTCAAAGGTTATAAGAACCATGAGATTGCATCTCTTCTTTCTATCAATGTAAATAAGGTTAAACTTTACATTGAGCAGTATAAAGATCTTGTTAATGAGCAAGCAGAGAATGACCCATACTTTTTAGAGAAACTTCAATACAACACTTTGAAGGCTCTTGACGAGTTTGATGAGATTAGCAAGGAGGCTTGGGAAACTGTTTCTATAGCAACTGATCATGGAATGGTTGCTCAGAGAATTCAGGCTCTGAAACTTGCTAGTGACGTTGCTACAAAGAAGGCTCAACTTCACAAACTGTTAAGCGGTAGCAATAATGCTGATGCTGAATACATTCAAAGAATGCAAAAGGCCGAGAATGTTAATCAGATTCTTTCAAGAATCTTGAGAGATGTTATTTCTCGTTTCCCAGAGATTGCTGAAGAAGTTAGAAGGGAATTGTCAATTGCTTTTGAAATTATGGGTCAAGAAGATGAGTACCCAGATCGAACAGTTTTTGATGGAGAAGTAGTTGAGCAAGAACCCTAAAAATTGGGCACCTAAAATGGTGCAAATAAAGGTTGTAATCTGATGTCAGACTATTTAGGTGTTAACTTAGAATTTAAAGATTTTGATCGACTATTGCGTCAAGAAGAACTTGAAGTCGAACCGGTCGATATTCAGACTTTTGTTCAGGATCGGAAATATCTTTCACTCCCTCCATTATCCCCGATTCAGTTAGAAATTGTGCGCCATTCCACACAAATCTTTAAAAAAACTACGTTGCAAAAGTTGATGGGTGAAGAAGAGGGTGAGGCTTACTATAACAAGTACACTGACAATGAAGTTATTTGTATGCTTGGGAAGGGTAGTGGTAAGGATCACTGCGCCAGAATCTCAATTGCGTATACTGCGTACTTGATGCATTGTTTAAGAGATCCGCTAAATTATTACGGTAAGGCTAATGGCGTTTATATCGACTTGTTGAACCTTGCTGTTAACGCTCAGCAGGCTCAGCGAGTATTCTTTGAGCCTTTGAAGAACTTATTGCTATCGTCGCCGTTCTTTAATGAAGTAGGATTTGAGCCTAGAGTTTCTGAAATCTTTTTCTTCTCTAGACCTGTTAGGTGTTTCTCTGGTCACTCTGAAAGTGAAGGTTGGGAGGGTTATGAAGTTATGACTGTAATCCTTGACGAAATCGCAGCGTTTAAGACTGATGCTGAACTTAAAGGTGAGATTAGGTCTAAAGGTTCGGCTTCTGCTATTTACAATATGAGCAAGTTGTCTGTTATGTCTCGTTTTCCAGATGTGGGTAAAGTTGTTCTTTTGTCATTCCCTAGATACAAAGGTGACTTTATTGAAACAAGATTTAACGATGCAAATGAAAAAAGTGAACCTAAGACTTGGACTGTCAAGGCTGCTAC